AAACTGTACCTTCTCGAACACGTCACATCCTTCCACAGATATGTCGTGTCCATGCGCGAAAGCAGCAAGTCTCATAGCAGCCAAAACGTCACCGCGACGCAGCTCGTTCTTGAAAGCGGAGATCGATAAGCCGAAGATGGTGTTGTCCACGTGGTTTAATACCGTGGTTAAGACCGTCCCGCTCCCCTCACGTGGATACGGTGTCTCGATCCGGCATGGACCCTGTGTGGTCATGAACTCAAAGGGCAGTCGACACTGGTCAACCAAGGCTTTGGCTGCATCAAGGTCCAGCTGCTTGAGCAACTCCTCCATGATGAAGAACTCGAATTCCTGTGCGCTAGAGTCCTTACTGACCTTATCAACGTTGTACCATCTGGTCGAGCCGATGTTGGTAGCCACAACGGCATCGTCAGAGTACACGACCGTCACCACTATTGGCATTGGGCTGGTCGGAGCTAAGCGCAGGTACTCAAACGCCAGCCCAAGCGTCTCGGGTGTGCATACGGACAATGTCAGTACCTCAAAGAGGATCCCGAAGCGGGTGACCTTCGTGAAACCGAAGAGCCCGAGCTTAAGAAAGTCCGGGAACTCTGGTCCAAGAAGGCACCCATCCGCATAGGATGCAAATAGCCGGGAGGCTTTTCCGGGCTTAGCCCACTCCTTCTTGACACATAACTTAATGGCGCGGTGGTAGTCAAGTGGGTCTAATCGTGCATTCCAGCGGAACTTCTGGATGGCCTGCCTGAGCGCTCGCTTCTGATGCTCAACATTGGCAATGAAGTGCTTATGCACTTCATCCTGGAACTTGTACGTCATGTCCTCCCATGAGTTTCCATAGACGCTCTTCCAGATAACGCCAACACAGTCGAAGGCACTAAGAGCGGCATGGGACAGCGAGGCCAACTGTTGCTTGACTTCACCAACTAGACCACGCTCAACGCAGTGCATCTGGTGCAACCTCTTGGCGACTGTGTCCACAACAAGGTGGGCACAGTCGGCTAACAACAGCCTCTCAGTCGTGTGGAAGAACCGACTGTGGGCGTGCTCGTTAACGAGGTATGGTCCTGCTAGGGACCCAGCGACCGCATAACTCTTGTAGTCATTTTCACGGTCAAGCTGGAAGTTCCTTAAGGCTGACTCGAATTCCAGGTCAGTGGCCCCACGGAACGTGCCCCGTATCCCTGTGTCCGCAACGGAGTTACGTTTGCATGCCAGCACACGCCTTAACCCACGGGCAAAAGTGGGACCCGATGGGTTGTAGAGGACAAAATCGTTGACGCCACGGAATCGGAAGTACTGTGACTTCCAAATCCGCTGCTCCTGCACAACGGCGCCAATACGGCCTTCATGCAACTCCTGCATGAGGAATTGCGGGTCCTCGACCGGGACTCCGCGGATTGTGATCTCAACCCACGGTTTGGCCTCCCAGTCTAGTGGCAATAAGCAGTCCACGCCCTCAATGCGGACCACTCGGGTTTGGCGGATTATGGGGCCTGCGGCGCGCATGGCACTAGTCACAAAGCTGTCGACCGCATCCCAAGACAACTTGGTTTGCGTCTCGTAGTCGAAATGAGCCTTGTGAACATAGTACCGTACGGTCTCCTGCAACAGTGGGTCTAGTGGTTGTGCAGCACTGTAGGTCTTGCTGACAACCCTGTTGATGACATCCACGTTTGCTAACGGAGATGAGCCACGGGCCGGGCATTCGCGGTTTAGGAACGACAACAGAGCCGAGGCAATGGTGTAGGTTGTGTTGCGAAATAGCTTCGTCTCGCCTACCTGCCTCTGTTCGATCCATGGGAGTGCGGCGCAATGATGGCGACCGCGTCTCCCGCGTTGCTCATAACCAACCCCGCCCTGAGAAGCGTTTGGGACTAACTCACCAAGGGG